GCGGACCGCCACGGCGGCACTGAGGCAGTTGATCGACGCAGGGACGTTGTCCAACCTTCCAGCGGGCTTCAAGGCCCGTGGACTGCGTATCCGTGACGACGATGATCCGCTTCAGCCCGGAGAGTTCAGAGATGTGGACGCACCCGGAGGGGCTATCCGTGACAGCCTGATGCCGCTGCCGTTTAAAGGCCCCGACCAGACCCTGTTCCAGCTTTTAGGCTTCGTTGTGGACGCAGGGAGGCGCTTTGCCACCATCACCGACATGAAGGTAGGTGACGGCAACCAACAGGCCGCTGTAGGCACTACAATCGCCCTTATGGAGCAAGGCTCACGGGTAATGAGTGCCGTTCACAAGCGCCTGCACTACGCAATGAAGATGGAATTTAAGCTTCTTGCGCGGGTAATGAAGGAAAGTCTGCCGCCTGTTTACCCATACGCCATTGAAGGCGTCGATTCGGCAGTTATGGCGAAGGATTTTGACGACAGACTGGATGTAATCCCTGTCTCCAATCCAAATGTTTTCTCGCAAGCTCAAAGAATTGCGCTTGCACAGACAAAAATGCAGTTGGCAGCACAAGCCCCGCAGATGCACAATATGTATGAAGTGTATCGTGATATGTACGAGGCGCTTGGTGTCAGAGACATAGATAAGTATTTACGAAATGAAGAATCTGTACAACCTACTCCAAAAGATCCTGCCCAAGAGAATATGGACGCTCTTGATCGAACACGGCTCCAAGCTTTTCCCGGTCAAAGCCATCAAGCACATATTATGGCTCACTTGGTATTCGGTAGTTCTCCACTGGTGGGGGCTACTCCTGACGTCGCTGTCGCAATTCAAAAACATGTTATGCAACATGTTCAAATTCAATCTGTCGAGAGAGCGATGCAAGAAGCCGGGGTGCCGATGCAAGGTCAGCAAGGTTCGCAAGAGCCGCTCCCACCGCAAGTTCAAATGCAAATAGATGCCCTTGCCGCCCAATATATGGCGGAAGGCATGAAAGCTATCCAAGACCTTGGTCGTCAGCTTACTGGCGGGGGTGAGCCTGATCCGGTCATTGCTCTCAAGCAACAAGAACTTCAGCTTGACGCAATGGCAGAACAGAACGACAAAGAAATGGCGGAGCGTGAGCTTAACCTGAAGCAGGCTCAGATGATGGACAAGTCTCGTCAGTTTGATGAGCGCATCCAGAGCCAAGAAGAACAGACAGCCGCTCGTATTCAGGCGGCTCTGGAACGTGAGATGTTAAAACAAAGGAGCGTAGAATGAGCGCCGTAAAGATTGTGACAAATACTCCGGGTTCTGCCGCGAAAGCGGTAGAGTATGCCGACATCAAAGGTCAGGGCCGTATTCCCTACGGTAAGGCCGCGGATGTCAAAGTACCTATGGGTATGGGCAAAGCCACGGTCCGTGGTATGGGTGCCGCGGTAAAAGGTGGCAGCTACATCGGCTGTAAATAATGCCCCTTACAACAAAGGGACGAAAAATAAAACGTGCTATGACTGAGCGTTATGGCAAAAATAGAGGCGCGTCCGTCTTTTATGCATCAGCAAACGCTGGTAAAATAAAGGGCGTGGAGAAACGACGTAAAAAGAAAAAATAGGGGTTGGGGCACCCCATAACAGGAGAGTGCCCTGATGATCCTTGAAGCTGCCGCAGTAGCTACTAGCGCCTTTACCGCCGTGCAACGCGGCTTTCAGGTAGCGCGATCCATTGAAGACATGGCATCAGACCTTTCGAGGTGGATGTCTGCTTTAAGCGATTTAGACCAAGCCGCCCACGAGGCGAAAAATCCACCCCTCTTTAAAAAGCTTTTTGCGGGTCAATCCGTTGAAGCCGAAGCCTTTGAAGCTATGGCGGCTAAGACGAAGGCCGAAGAGCAACGCGCTCAATTAAAACAATACATTCAATATAGCTACGGACAGTCCAAATGGGACGAACTGGTGAAAATGGAAGGGGCCATCCGAAAACAGCGCCAAGAAACCATCTATCGTCAAAGAGAGCGTAGGCGTAAATTTGTTGAAATTGTAGCTATAGTAGGCGCGGTTTTAGTAGGCGCGGTTCTACTGATAAGTCTTATTTTCTGGTTGAAAGGATTACAAGGATGACCCCTGAAAAATTAGATGCGTGGCGCATTGTACCGCGGGCGCTTATCTTGAGTTACATGGTGGTATTTTATCAAACATGTCAATGGTTTATGGCATTGCCAGAGCCAAATAACGCGCAGGCAGGATTTGTTTCTGTAATTGTCGGCGCGGGTGCGGCTTGGTTCGGTCTTTATGTAAACAGCAAAAGCTCAAAGCCAAGTGAATGATTCATGTCTTCTTGCTTCTTGTCTATTTGGGAGTGGGAGACGAGCGTAGGCTGGTTAGTAACGATATGTATTTTAGGTCCGTAAAGGACTGTAACTTCTATGCCTCTGAATTGTCTAAAAGGTATGGAAACTATGGATATGTTGACAGAATGGACAAAAGGGACCGTGTAACGGCATACTGTGTCCCCAAATATATAAAAGAGGGGTCAATTGGCGTCTATTAACAATGAAACCGCGTTAATCAATCGCAAAATAGGCATTGCGCGGGTTCGACAGACAATAGGGGAAATGACAGATGATGAGCTTATTAGGCAGCTTATTAGGCTTCGGGACCAGCTTCCTTCCGGAGGTCCTGAACTTCTTCAAAGCTGGGCAAGAACACAAGCAGAAGTTAGAAACTATGCGAATGGAAGCGGAGTTGATGGAGAAGCGCTCCGCGCTAAAATTGCAAGAATTAGACAAGAAGGCGGATATAGCTGAAACAGAGGGGATTTATGCACATGATAGAAGCATTGACGCTGGAGGATTTGTCAACGCTCTGCGCGGCAGTGTTCGTCCTGTTATTACTTATGCCTTCTTCTTGATGTTTGTCGCCACAGAGGCGGTGATCATTGTGAAGGTACTTGAAACAGGCGGTGATTGGACGCAAGCCGTCGAGCTTATGTGGACGCCAGAGACGCAAGGATTGTTCGCCGCAATCATGTCTTTTTGGTTTGGAAACAGGGCTGTAAGCAAATACATGAAAAAATAAGTTTCTTGAGAAGAAACTTTGTTGCATATCTACGCATAACCGCGTATATATTCTCATATGGATGGAATAATCATAACCAACCATATCTTGAAGCTCGTTGGGGATAAGAAAGAGCAGATTTCTGATCTTCTTACCTCCAACGGCGTAAAGGATATGCTGCACTACAGACATTTGATGGGGACCATCGAAGGTTTGGATTTCATTCAACAGGAACTCAAGAGCCTGCTAGATAAACAGGAGCGTCTAGATGACTAAAGCTGCGGAAGCAGAAGCTACAGAAGCACCGTCTACCCCGTGGGTAGACCCCTCAGACCGGGTCCTTGACCCAAGCCTCATTGAAAAATCCCTGATTGACAGAATGCCAGATCCTACGGGGTGGCGTATTCTTGTTTTGCCTTACAAGGGCAAGGGGAAAACCGCCGGGGGTATTTGGTTGCCCGACCAAGCTCTCGCCCAAAACGAAGTTTCTACGCAAGTAGGATACGTTCTTAAAGTCGGGCCTCTCGCATATGAAGATCAAGCTAAATTCCCTGAAGGCGCGTGGTGCAAGGAAGGGGATTGGGTGGTCTTTGCCCGTTATGCGGGTTCTCGCTTTAAGATCGAAGGCGGTGAAGTCCGGGTTTTGAATGATGACGAAATTCTCGCCACCATTCTGGACCCCGAAGACATTCTTCATAACTGAGGTTTATTATGGAAAATTTAGCTAAAGAGAACGAGGACGCTCAAGAGTCCGAAGAGCTTTCTGCGGAACCGCGGGAAGAAGGGGTTGAAGTTGAGTTGGATCAAGGCGAGGAGGCTTCGGAAGAATCTTCCAAACCTGAAGAAGAATCTACTCAACAAAAACAAGTATCTAAGTCGCAAGAGCGCATAGACCGTTTGACAAAGTTACGGCGGGAAGCAGAGCGGCGCGAACAAGACGCGCTTAAATATGCAGAAGCCGTAAAGAAAGAAGCGGAAGAGCTTAAAGCGCGTATGAAGAGCTTGGACCAAGGATATGTGCAGGAATACTCTGGTCGAGTTGAAAGTGAACTGGCCGCGGCTAAAAATCAGCTTCGGCAAGCGATGTCCATTGGGGACACGGATGCCGCGGTTGAAGCACAAGAGCGGTTAGCATCTCTTACACTTGCTAAAGAGCGGGCTCGTCAGGCTCAATCTAGGTTTGACCAAGAAAGCGAAGCTCCGGCTCCTCAAGCCGCGCCACAAGAAGCCCCGCAACAGAGACGTCCAGATCCTAAAGCAGAGGATTGGGCGGAGCGTAACGAATGGTTTGGTAAAGACCAGACCATGACGTATGCTGCTTTTGGTATACACAAAGAGTTGGTTGAAACAGAAGGGTTTGACCCTAACTCCGATGAGTATTATACTGAACTCGACAAGCGGATTGCGGAAGAGTTTCCGCATAAGCTTAAAAAATCCAGTTCGCAGGGGTCCCGACCCGTTCAGACGGTTGCCTCTGCATCTAGAACTGCCAACAATTCTGGACGCCGCAAGGTCAAGTTGACCTCTTCTCAAGTTGCGATTGCCAAGAAACTTGGTGTCCCTCTTGAGGAATATGCTAAGTACGTTAAGGAGTAAGATTGATGTCTGAAATCGAAATCACAAAGACTGACGGCATTGATCGGAGTTCCCGTGCTAGTAAGACAAGGGAGAAAGAGACGAGGCGCAAGCCTTGGGCTCCCCCGTCTATGCTAGACGCACCGCCTGCGCCCGATGGGTATAAGCATCGTTGGATTAGGGCCGAAGTGCGTGGCTTTGACGATCAGAAAAACATTTCTGCACGTCTACGCGAAGGCTACGAACTGGTTCGCCAAGATGAGTATCCCGATTTCGAGGCTCCCGTCATTGATTCAGGTAAATATGCTGGTGTGTTTGGAGTTGGCGGATTAGTTCTCGCTCGTATTCCGTTAGAAACCGTTGCTGAACGGAAAGCCTACTTTGATGGTAGGACGAAAGATCAGATGGACGCGGTGGATCACGATATGATGCGGGAAAATTCTCACTCTACAATGACGATCAATAAGCCTGATCGTCAATCGCGTGTAACCTTTGGAGGCCCTAAGAATTAGGGCTTGATTGGAGAAAAAAATGGCAAACCAAGATACCGCTTTTGGTCTGCGCCCAATCGGACTCAATGGTGCTGGTGCGAACACTACTGGTGTAACTCAGTATGAGATTGCATCTGACGAGACGAATGCTATTTACCAGTATTCACCAGTTATCCCGCTTGCCGCGGGTGTAATTGACATCGTTGGTAATGCAAACGGTGGTACAGTTCCAGCCCTTGGCGTCCTTATGGGTGTCGAATATGTTGACAGTGCTTCTAAAAAGCCTGTTTGGAAAAACTACTGGCCCGGTTCAAACAACGTCAGCGTTGACACAAACTACCCTGTCAAAGCTTTTGTTGCGGACAACCCAAACCAGTTGTTCATGGTAGCCGCAGATGGTAGCTCAACAGACCGTGCAACAGCACTGTCAAATGTTTTTGCTAACGCATCTCTGGCAACTGCAACTTCCGGTTCAACTAATACCGGACGTTCAACCGCTGAACTTGATATTTCCTCTGTCGCTACAACGGCAACGCTCTTCATGCGTATTGTTGGCCTCACCACTGATGAAGCCAACCTTGACTATGATGCAGCGGGTGTGAACTATATTGTTCGGTTTAATTTCCACCACAATGCGCCTTGCTCTAGCTCTGATTCACAGACTACAGCGAACAGCACTGGCATATAAGGAAGGGAGAATTAGACAATGGCTATTTCTCGCGCACAACTAGCTAAAGAGCTAGAGCCGGGTCTGAACGCTCTGTTCGGTCTGGAATACAATCGCTACGAGAACGAGCATGCTGAAATCTTCGAGGAAGAGTCTTCGGACCGGGCCTTTGAAGAAGAGGTGATGCTTGGGGGTTTCACAACCGCCCCTGTTAAATCAGAGGGTGGAGCTATTCAGTTTGATGATGCTCAAGAAACCTACACGGCTCGTTACACACATGAGACAATCGCTTTGGCGTTCTCAATCACTGAGGAAGCTATTGAGGACAACCTCTATGATCGTCTCGCATCTCGTTACACAAAGGCTCTGGCCCGTTCAATGGCTCAGACAAAGCAAATTAAAGCTGCGTCTATCCTGAACAACGCCTTCAGCACTGGCTCACCAATCGGTGACGGCGCTGCTTTGTGTTCTTCTGCTCACCCATCACTGTCTGGCAACCAGCGCAACCAGCTTTCAGTAGCTGCGGACCTCAACGAGACTTCTCTTGAGCAAATGCTGATTGACATTGCAGGCTTCACTGATGAGCGTGGTTTGAAAGTTGCTGTACGCGGCATGAAGCTGATCATTCCAAAGGAACTTCAGTTCATTGCAGAGCGTGTAATCAACTCAAATCTTCGTTCCGGCACCGCCGACAACGATACAAACGCAATGAAGTCAATGGGTATGCTTCCAGAAGGTGCAGTGGTTAACCACTTCTTGACCGACACTGATGCGTTCTTCATCAAGACAGACGCACCAAACGGTTTCAAGATGTTTAACCGTTCACCAATCAAAACCGCCATGGAAGGCGACTTTGACACTGGTAACATGCGCTTCAAGGCCCGTGAGCGTTACAGCTTCGGCGTCTCTGACTGGCGTTGTGTGTTTGGCACCCCCGGAGCCTAGCACTTTTGAATCTAATCCCAAGGGCGGCTTCACAGCCGCCCTTTTTTTATGCTAGTTTTTGTTTTTTAGGAGGGGTAAATGCCTAGACAACTTTATGCGGAGAAGCTTTTAGTTTCTGACGACGAGCTTGACTTAGAACTTTTAACCCAAGTACATGCCGCGCTTCAGGGGAAATACTCAAAAACAAAGGGTGGTTTGAGAAACGCTGAAGATGAACTAAACACTGACCCGCAGTTCAACAAATGGGACTCTTGGAAGAGAGAGAACACCGAAGGACCTGACATATACGACCCGAATATTCCACCCTCCGGCATAGACGCGGTTCTTTTTCATGCCCTTATGGAAATGGAAATTTTCCCTAAAGTTGAGGGGGCCCGTCCGGAATACTGCGTTCACGCTTATGAAATGCCGGAAGGCGGGCGTATGGATTGGCACAATGACGGCGCTTTTCCCGTAGCTTGCACTATTTATCTTAATGACGTTTCAGGTGGAGAATTAGAGGTTCGTTTAGATAAAAGCTATGAAGGAGTTTATCCAACGGTTTTTGTGGAACCACGAGCAGGACGTGCGGTTTGCATAAAAGGTGGAACAGAGCATCGAGTCCTTCCCGTTGTGGAAGGCTTGCGGAAAACGCTCCAAATTTTCGTTCATTACACAAGAGAATAAAGGGCCTCTTTTGTTAGAAGAAAATTTAAGCTATAATTTGTCAATCCCTGACAGATCATCGTGATCTGACACTTGCCACGACAGGAGATAAAAATGGCAAACACGACCTTCGGCGGCGTCGTCCGCTCATATGGCGGAGGCACACGCGGTACAGTAACACCCGCGCCCGTCGTTCAAGCTGTGCAATTCTCATGTGACCCAACCGCAACAGGCGCAACCAATGTTCGCATTGGCACATCAGCTTCAGCGGGTGAAACACTTACAATCCCAGCAGGCGCGGTTATCATGTCTGTTCAGACAGTTGGCGCTGCCGCAGGCGGCACAAACCCAACAATTGATTTGGGTACTTCTGCTGATCCAGACGGCATTGCAAACGAACTTCCTGTAGACGTTAAAGGTGAAATCACAGGTGCAGCGGGCGCTCTCGTTGTTGCTGGCGGTCTTGCTGCAAATGCTACAGTAACTGCAAATGTCGGCGCTTCAGCGGCTACAAGCGGCACATTCACAGGCATCATCACATATGCAATGGCGAATGACGGCGTAGAGCAAAACTAATAGGAGGCTGATATGGCGGGTTCTGATGTAAAGGCGAAACGCCTGACTGCCACTGGTTCTGCTTCCGTTGGTCCAGCTAGGATTAGACAAATTCAAGTCTTAACTGCCACTGGTACGCCGCGTCTTACCATCACGGACGGTAGTGGTGGAGCAACAGTGCTTGATTTGGATTTTAAAGCGTCGGATTCACACTCCGTGAACATTCCTGCCGAAGGTATTCGGGTTAGTGATATATTTATATCAACTTACACCGCAATCACCGCGGCAACTGTGTTCTACAACTAAAGAGAGGCTCAAATGGCTCGTGAAGTAAGTTCTATATCCCGTGTAGGAACTTCGGAGCCGTTTGAGCTTCAAGTTGCCCGCGGCCAAATATCCTTCCATAAAACTATTTTTAAGTTTGGCTACAACGCTGTTGTTGGAAACACCAAGGAAACCATCTGGGAACAAGGTGGCTTGTACGCTTATCCCGCGTCAGCTACAGTAATGACTGTATCAAGCAGTTCAACTGATGACACTGCCGCAGGCACGGGTGCGAGAACAGTAGAAGTTTTTGGCCTAGACGCCGATTACAACGAAATAAACGAAGTTGTCACGCTGAATGGGCAAACGGCAGTTAACACCACAAAATCTTACCTACGGATAAATCGCGGCATTGTTCGCAGCGCGGGTAGTGGTGGTGCAAATGCGGGCACACTTTACGCAGGAACAGGCACAGTGACCGCTGGAGTTCCAGCTAATATTTACCTGACCATAAATGGTGATGGCGACAACCAAACATTGATGAGTCTTTGGACAGTTCCCGCAGGATATACAGCATTCCTTACAAAAATGGCTTTGTCCACAGGAACCTCTACTGCCACAAAAGCTCTTTTAAATGCTAGTCTTGTGGCTAGGCCCTACGGAGAAGTCTTTCAGATAAAAGAAAGATTTACCCTGACAGATGGCGCACACGAGCAGTTCTATACTTTTCCAATAAAATTCACAGAAAAAACAGATTTGGAGATGAGGGCGTTTTCTTCTTCAGGCTCAGTTGACTTCAATGTGTCCGCGTCAATGGAGTTTATCTACATTCAAAATGGGAGTGACTTGTAGTGGCTGAACGCAAAAAAGCCAAAATGCCCCCGCGTAATAAAAAGAATTTCCGCCCTACGGAGAAAGGTGCGGGGATGACAGAGGCCGGAGTAAAGGCATACCGCCGTGCAAACCCCGGCTCTAAGCTAAAAACCGCTGTTACAGGCAAAGTTAAAAAGGGGAGTGCCGCCGCAAAGCGTCGCAAATCTTTTTGCGCTAGATCAGCGGGCCAAATGAAAAAATTCCCGAAAGCGGCTAAAAACCCTAACAGCCGCTTACGTCAAGCAAGAAGAAGGTGGAAATGCTAATGACCCCAGAGGAAGTATTACGTCAATTAGAAAAACACGAAGAATCTTGCGATAAGCGTTACGCTGATATTCAGGAGAAATTAAAGACTCTTGATAACAGGCTTTGGGGCATTATGGGCTTGATAGTCCTTGCCGCGGGCTTGGAGCATTTACTATGATGCGCTCTAATTTTCCAAAGTCCACTTCACAGGGGGTTCGCACCGGGCCAAAGCCTAAAAAGGTTGGGGTCACATATATGCGTAAAGGTGGTCGTGTAAGTGCAAAAAGCAAAGGCAGTAAAATATGTCCAGAAGGTAAGGCGTGGGCCAAACGGACTTTTGATACTTATCCTTCTGCATATGCTAATTTGGCGGCGTCAAAATACTGCAAAGACCCAAACTATGCTAAAGGGTCAAAAGGCGGTAAAAGGAAAGGCAAGTAATGGGAAAGCTACAAAAGTGGCTGGATCAGGAGTGGGTTCGCATTGATAGCCAAGGTAATATTAAAGGCGCATGTGGTACGTCAAAGGATAAGCGTAACCCTGACCGTTGCCTTCCTAGAAGCAAGGCTCAAAGTCTATCCAAAAGCCAACGCGCTTCTACGGCGCGTAAAAAGAAGCGTGAGGGCGCTAAAGGAAAGACCGTCGTATCAAATACCAAAGCCGCAAAAGTCACAAATTTGGCAAACGGCGGTGCTGTTATGTCAAAGACAAAGGCAAAACGGCCTTTCAACGGCAAGAATATTCCGGGGACCGCGGTAGCCCGCGGGTGTGGCGCGGTCATGTCTAATCGCCGCAAGAGAACAAGGGGCTCTGTTTCTCAGGCATAGGAGGGGCTATGCTACCTAATTTTGAATTAGAGGAAAGGATCATCTCTGAAACCAGAGAATGGTCAAAACACGCACTAGAGCGTTCTAACGAACATTATAATGGACTTCCGGCTTGCCCTTATGCAAAAAAGGCGTGGGCTGAAAACCGCGTGGGCTTTGCATTTAAATACGACAATCAGTGGCAGGATTTATACAAGCTGATCTCACAGTGGGACGACAGTAAGGACGTCGTAATATTGATTGATTTCAGCCCCTTACCGTTGGACGAAATGGATGAGTATTTAAATGGAATGAATGACGCCATATCAAACGGCTTTTTCATAAACGAAGACATGTTCTTAATGGGGTTTCACCCGGAAGACGTTGATAATGAGCTTCTAGACGACGAAGACTTTGAATCGACTGTTGACACGCCCTATGCTATGATCTTTTTGCAGCGATTGAGTAAGTTGCAAGAAGCCTCTGATGCGCTTAGACTGAAGGGGTACTATGAAAACTGCGAAGAATACTATGGGTCTAGCGATCTGTACGAAAATCGAAAGAACCTATACAGGAGATTAAAGCGTGGTACGGAAAAAAGCTAAGAAGATGATGCGCGGTGGAGCGGCTAAAAAAGCTGCCCCAAAGATGATGCGCGGTGGCGGCATGGCTAAAAAGCCTATGATGATGCGCGGTGGCGGGAAAGCCAAAAAGATGATGCGCGGCGGGAAAGTTAAAAAGTAATGACGACGTCAGGGTCAAAGGACTTTGAGCTTCAAGTCGATGACTACATCGAAGAAGCTTTTGAGCGGTGCGGGACAGAGTTTCGGACGGGATACGATGCCCGCACCGCAAAACGCTCCCTCAACTTGTTGTTGGCGGATTGGGCGAACCGCGGTCTGAATCAATGGAC